TTTGGTAGCAACGCTGGTTTTCTTTCCGATTGTTTTCTTCGCAGGTGCCATAGCTCCCATGCGACCACTTTCTTTTTGCATTGTTTTCATATCTTTACTCCGGTTGGTTGTTGATTTGTGAGAGCCTTTCAGCCTCGTTGATTTCGTCCACAGTGTATAACCCTGTAGAGAAAAGTCGTTCTCTTGCTTGCTTAATGTATTCCTGCTCAAGCCTGTTATCCTTGAGTTGAGGGCGCTTGGCAAGCGATTGCAGCTTGTTGTGAAATTCGTTAGCTCCGATAGACTTGCCAGCCTCCAGCGATAGAACGTCACGCATATCCACGTCGCTGCGACCCGATGGCTCTTTAGGAAACGATTCTTGTCGAACAATAACAAGTGCTTCCTTCATAACTGGATCGTCAAGCAATGCCTCAAGCCTAACGAGTTTCTCTGAGTTGAGTTGGAATAACTGCCTTGCGGTCATACGCGGATGCCCTGACGTTGTATTTTACTCGCAGCCTCCGCATCGCGGATTGCAAGCTTCTGGTTTGCTTCCTGTTGTTTCATAATCATTTTCTGCTGGTGGGTCTGGTAATCCATCTCCAGCTTGGCTTGACGTTCGGCACGTTGGGCTTCGATCTTCGCAATAACGTCAGGCGATATTCCTTGAGGGGTAGCCTCTACAGCCTGTCCTTGCGCCATAGCGGCCTGCTGCGCCTCCATCTCTTGAGCCTGCATCTTCTGAACCTTGAGCGTTCCGTTGTGCAAAATCTCGTCAGCCTGCTGAAGCATCTTGCGGAACATTGCGGATTCCTGACGAAGCAACGGGTCTTGCGACATACGCTCGACGTGCTGGGCCATGTGCTGGTTAAGATTGTTGATACCCGGCAAGACTCCAGCGATAGACATCGGATCAATTTCCAGTGCGTCCTGTGTCTGAGTGACAAGCGGGTTAAGTGCTTCGGCGTGAACCTTGGCGTGGACAAGATCGTTCTGTCCGTCGAGGACGGTAATCTGTCCACCTTGGACGAGGACGTTATTCTCGACTTGAGCAAGCGATGCGTCCCAAGTGGGTGTTTCGGTTTCGCCGGGAGCAACAGCGTAACGTGCTGCATTCTCGTAACCAGCAGTCTCCGAAGCGATATCCCAGATAAGGTTCTTCTTACCGAAGTCAGGCAGCGAACCAAAGATAGCCATAAGCCTGTCGTAAGCCAACATACGCGCAGCTTCAGACCCAGCACCGACTGGCTTAGTGATTCGCAGTCGATCTGTATCCAGCGCGTAAAATGCTTGGAGGTAGCGGTCTTTCGCACCAAATCCTTCCGATCCACGCATGAGCAAGCGTTTCTTGAGTTCGGAAATATATTGCCCTCCAGACTCGTTAGAGTCGTAGTCGCGGCGTTTCATTCGCGCAACCATCTGGCGCATCAAACTCTCCCAAGGATCGAAGAACAAGTTAAGCGCAGAGATGGACATCTTCGCAATGTTGCCTAGTTCAGCGCGAACTTGGGTCGCTGACTTCTCTACGCTCGTATTGATAAGCGATTCCGTGTTGTAGGATGAGGTTCGCTCGCGGAACAGCTGGGTAAACGCATTAACGATAGGCAACGTCCCGTTGGAAACATTGGGAACTATAGTATCCTTAATGACCTCAATCCCCGGAGAAAGCAAATTATAGACTCCATTCGGGATGAACTGCATCTCTTGCAATGCAGACTCGTCTTTAGGTTGGAACGTAGGCGCAGACCCGAAGGATGCAATTTCAAGCAAAGAACAATACGCACGGTTCAATGCGCCGTTAATCGCAAAGACGTCGTATCCCTGACCGCGAACGCCGTGATAGTAGCCATTAGTTCCAACTCCGTAAGTAAATACAGTATAGGCTTGGTAGCTGTCTTCAAATCGCCCGATCTTTTTGTAAAGGAAGTCCTGCACTCCGTTGTCATCTACGATCATGTAATGACTCACCTTATCGTCAAACTCCTTAACCCAGATGTGGACAACGCGAATCGACTGCTGGTTCGCTGCTTGTGTGGTAAAATACAAGTCGTTGTTGCGGAGTTCGATCTCAAGCTTTTCCCAATCGTATTGGCGGAACTGATAGTAATTGTTGTTGTTGTTAACGCACTGGATGATCGCTCGCTTGCATGCCTCTACGTTAAATCCGTTGATTGTGGCGACCTCCTCGTCTTTGATCAACTGGTAAAGTTGAGTCGGGCTGTAGAATCGCAGGCAGGCGGCAACGTCGATATTTTCCTGACCGATCTCCGTCTTACGGGGAATTTTGAAGTCGGACATGTCGGTTGACTTCCAGCGCCAATCCCACTCGTCGTTAAACAAAGCAACACCAACTCCGTGTTTGATAAAAGCATTGCAAAGCTTGAGATATGTCGGAAAGAAGTTCCGCCAAGAGCGAATACAAGCAGTCACCTCTTGGGCAACAACCTGCTCAAGCTCGTCCCTTTCAGCCATCGGCCCGTAAGTAGTCGGGCAGCTAAAGAACGTTTGGGGCGCATTGATGATATCCGTGTATCCTGCAATCGCGGTGTCGAGAACCTGTTTGGCGAATCCCCAAGAGACGTTAACTCGGTATCCCTGTCCGGCGTTGATAAGCGCACGTTCGTCGTAGGGTCGCTCGTTGTCGTAAGCAGCGTCAATCTTGCTGCGGTCAAAGGCGCTAACCGCATCCGCCCTGCGCAATGTCTCCCAAATCTCATAAGCTGATTTAGCGTCCTTAATGCGGGAAACGGGTGGTTTGCCCGTCTCCTGCGAAAGTGTTTGCAATACGTCACTCATTCTTCATCCTTTACTTTGCGATCCTTGAACATGCTGAAGAACGATTTTGGTTTTTGCTTAACCTCTTTCTTTTCCTCGGTTTCCTCAAACTCCTCGGCAATTCGTTCGGCATCTTCTACGGATACTTGTTTAGCTACTTTCATATCGTTGTTGTTATTGTCCAACAATAGGTTGATGAGACTTCCATCCTTGCAACCGTGAACGAGAACAGCGTCCTCGTGGATCGGATTGTTGAAGTGAATGTCCCAAGCCAAGTTGGCAATCGAATCACATACAACATCGCCTTTCTCTTTGCGATAGTTTTTTGTCCTCCAATTATTTTGAATGGATTTCGAATCGTTTAAGGACGGCACAGTATACCATTGGATGACCGATGACCAATGACGTGTCGTTGCGGAGAGTGAGGATAGAACCGGAGCGTGGCAGATTTCTGTCGAGTAGATGCCGACAGGAGCCATGCGGCTTCCAGCAGTGGATTCAGGAAGCAGTTCGCCGTTGCGTCCTTCGTAGTTTCGTTCTTTTGTTCCGAAGTAAAGTAATGGTTCACGCTTCTCCTTCACTGCTTTGGTTGTATCCGCATAATATTCTGCACTCAAAATATCCAGCCAGTTGTCGGTAATTGGCGTAGTATCCAACTCAAACCACAGAAAGGCATCGAGTTCCTCGTCATTTCGCAGGTAGTAGCATGTCTGTTGGAAGTGGTGGTTGCAAGCCATAGGCCAGCCGTAATTGTTGTCGGGGATGATAAATTTATCAACAGTATCAAACTTGCCGCGAAGCCGTTCTACAGCAGCATCAACATCGGTTTGAACGGAATGCGATCCAACAACGAGCAGGTCGTGGTCTGGCGTATTTTCATATTTGTCAAAAGCTGCGTAGAGGTTAGGCAGCAATTCTCGGTCTGATTGCGAGATAGGAATAACTAATTTCATATTAAAAAAGCATCGAAAAAGTCGCTTTAAAGCGTATTGGTGAGGACGGTCTTTTATCGTCCACAAACTCTTGGCAGTTTACTTTTCGCCAAACGCGGCGAGGCATAAAGAAGCCATACTCGTAAATACCGCGAGATATAATGATAACCTTAAAACCCGCCCGATCCAACACGAACTGCGATCCTTGGAGTGAGCGTTTAATAGCCAAAGCCAAAGGACTGTTAAGAGGATCGTGCTTAGAGCCGTTGTCATAGTCGGAGGGATTTACTTGGATGTGGAAAGTAACATCCTCGCGTTTTGCGTCAATAAACTTTTCGGCCTGCGTTTTCTCCAGACCGAGAGCTTGAAGGAGCGTCATACCATTCCAGCTTCGCGCTTGGCTTTTTGGATTTCCTTCTTAAGCCAAGAAGTGAACGTGGTTCCCTTCATCATCAGCCAAGCTCGAAAGAACTTCCAATCGTCCGGATTCAGCTTGGCGACCGTCCTGTGTTTGCACTCTTTTTCGTTTGACATGGGGCATAGTTATACACTAATACACACCCGTTGCAACAATTTTTTTGAATGAATATAGACGGCGACCCAAGCACTCCTATTTACGGCGAGCCGATCAAGGGGAGAAAATACAAATACGGATTCAACTGGCGGCAGGGAACGCACGACCTCGCTATTGAGCTAGCCATGTTCCGCGAGAAGATTACTCGCAGGATTCCAGAAGATACAGGAGGACATAAAACATCAGACCACTTCCTTGCGATTGCTAGGGCGCTTTGGCCTGAAAAAGAAGGTAAGGCAGCAGCCAACTTTATATGGCACCCTTGGGCGATTCGCATGTTAGAGGCTTCTTGCAAATATGATTACCTTGCAATTGCTGGTTCGGGCGGCTTCGGCAAGTCAGAATTTTATGCAATATGGGCTATTATCAACTATTTAGCCGATCCAGAGAACACGATTGTCCTCGCTACTTCTACGACGATCAAGGCATCCAAACAGCGCATCTGGGGTAAGATCGTCAAGTATTGGCAAATCTGCGAACAGCTTGGGCTGCCGGGTAAGCTCGTAGATTCGCTCAATACGATTCGCTATGTGGATGGCAAGGGTAAGGCAAGCAAAGGCGATCTCGCTGGAATTACGCTGATACCGGGTGAAAAGAAGAAGGAGAAGGACGCCACTGGCAAGATGCAGGGTATCCACCAAAAGAACGTTATCTTTGTCGCTGACG